ATTGCGGTTTAACCGCATTATAATAGAGTCATAGTTGAGTCACTCAATTATAAAAAAACTAGAAAGGACTGTAAGATGCAGAAAATGACTCTTAAAACATTGAGAACTCTAAAAAATTGGAGACAAGCGGATGCAGCCGAAGCTATTGATGTCTCTGTTGATACTTGGGGAAATTGGGAGCGAGGAAAAACAGAACCTACTGTAACCCAAGCTTATCAAATCGCTGCTACTTTTGGTGTGTCTATTGATGACATTATTTTTTTAAACAACATTGCGGTTTAACCGCAGTAAGAGAGGGGCATTATGAACGAAATTTTTAATTTTCACGGGCAGGAAGTCCGTACTTTGACAATTGATGACGAGCCTTGGTTCGTTGGGAAGGATATTGCGGATATTCTAGGATACCAAAACGGTAGTCGAGACATAAACCGTCACGTAGATGAAGAAGATCGTCAAAACTACCAAAACGGTACTTTTGGGAATAGAGGTGTTACCGTTATTAACGAATCTGGTCTCTACTCTCTCATTCTTTCAAGTAAGCTTTCACAAGCTAGAGAGTTCAAGCGCTGGGTAACATCAGAGGTGTTGCCAGCTATTCGCAGACAGGGCGGTTTTATCCGTGAGGACCTAGATGAAGATGCCTTCATTGCTCTATTTACTGGGCAAAAAGAACTTCGGAAACAACAAGTCACAATGCTAGAAGACATCGACTATCTCAAGAATGAACAACCAATCCATCCAAGCTATGCTCAGTCGCTATTGAAGAAGCGTAAGGCTCGAGTAGTTGCTTGCCTTGGTGGAATTGACAGTCCAGCTTATGCGGATAAGACATTCGCTCAATCTGTATTCAGACAAGCTGAGATCGATTTCAAGGATCATTTCAATATCAGTCGCTATGACTTATTACCAAAGAAATTTGCTGAAGCAGCATCGAAGTATTGGATGACTTGGGAGCCATCTACCAATACTAAAATGAAAATTATGGATTTGAATGCTTTTAACATAGCTCAGAGAGGATGAAAATTAGAACACAAAAAAGCACCTGACTGCAATCAGGCACTTAGAAAATTATTCAAGAAAATTATATCACAGAAAGAGAGGAAAATCCATGCCTAAAGCGGAAATTACTTACAAACCTGTGGATGTCAATGAAAAGGCCACACATGGCGACTACAAACACCTTTGCCAAATGTGGGAAGGTCTGACAGTTGGAACTGCTAAAATTTGGGCTACTGAAATGCGAGATCATCCAGATTTTAAACAGTTCATTGACAATCCAACTCACAAGTTAGTATTTATCAATTATGAAGGTTTTCGATTATTCGTTAAATGGAAAAGCAGAAATCGTTACCGAACTAAAAAAGAAACATTATCAGAAATGTTGGAAAACTTAAAAAAAGAAAAACAATTCGGAGTTTTAGCATGAAACTATTAGAGGTATAAAACATGACAGAACCTAACATTTTAAGCCAACTATTTGGTGTATCAATAATTTTTATCGGAATCTTTGCAATCATGATTTTTACTTGTCGATACGAAGACAAGCAAAAAGAAAAGTCAACAATCATCGTTGAAGAAGCAGAAGATTTCAGAGAAGTCGCTCGAAGAAATCTAAAAAAATGTGACAGAAAGTCAACTTACGACACACAGCCACCTATCGGTCTTTCATCAACTATTGACGGCTTACCATCAGACTTGAAGATGTGTGTTGAAGATTATGACAGATTAGCAAATGACTACCAGGAAGAAGCTCGCAACAATGATTCTTTAAGAGAACAAAATGCAAGTCTTTTGCAAGAAAACGGACGCTTACTCTACAAAGAAATGACAATGGATTTTCGTAAAAACCAAAGGAAGTGGGGAGCGAGAGCATGACAACCAGTCGTACTATGAACGAATTAGAAATTCGTGTATTAAACATGATCATCAACTCTGCAACGTTTGACCTACCAATTCAAGCAAGTGAAATTCGTATTGAAACTGGACTCACAAAGCGAAAACTCGAAGAAGTCATTGAGAGTCTTAGAGTTAACTTTGGTCAACCAATAGTTGCTAAAAAAACTAAACCTAATGGTTACTACTTACCAAAAAGTGAGGAAGAAAGACAAGCAGGCCTTGCTCCTTCCCGTAGGCAAATTTTAACTGAACAGAAGAACCTTGCAGCAGTAATGAACATTGATTTAGAAAAATATTGGGAGAATAGCGCATGAATGAAGAATTGAGAGTGCTACCTCATGACTTAGTTGCTGAGCAATCCGTTCTTGGTGCAGTCTTCATCTCTCCTGATTCTATTATCACACTTGCAGATGTATTAACTCCAGATGATTTTTACAAACCTGCTAACAAAATTGTATTCAAAACAATGCTCTCGCTACTTGAAAAAGGAGAGCCAATAGATGCCACAACAATGGTATCTGCTCTCACAAATCAAGGCGATATTTCAAATATCGGTGGCATTAACTACGTTGTTGAACTAGTCAATTCAACTCCAACATCCAAAAATGTAGAGCATTATGCAAAGCTTGTTAAAGAAAAAGCAAGTCTAAGAAAAGTAATCGCTGAACTATCTGAATCACTTTCTAGTGCATATCAGGGAGATATTTCAATCAATGAAATCATCGAAAAAACTGAAAAATCAATTCTTGATATCAGTAATCAAAATGTTGGAAATGGTTTTCGTAATGTGGCAGATATCATTGATACTCATATGCAGATTGTAGAAAAGCGCTCTGAAACAGATGGAGTTGTAACAGGATTATCTACTGGATTTGTCGGTTTAGACAAAATCACAACAGGACTCCATGAAGATAATCTAATCATTCTTGCTGCTCGTCCTGCCATGGGAAAAACTGCATTAGCTTTAGATATTGCTAAACATATAGCGACAAAAGAAAACAAGCCTGCAATCATCTATTCACTTGAAATGGGTGCAGAAGATTTGATTGAGCGCATGATCGCATCTGAAGGTACGGTTCCAGCTTATCATTTAAAGACTGGTAATTTGAATACAGATGAATGGAAACGAGTCATCCAAGCGCAAAAAATTCTCTATGATGCACCTATCTTTGTAGATGATACTGCTGGTATTCGCATTTCAGAGATACGGGCGAATGCAAGAAAACTTTCTCAAGAAATGGGAAATCTTGGTGTAATCGTTATCGACTACTTGCAACTCATCACAGGTTCAAAAGGAGAGAATCGTCAACAGGTAGTATCTGAAATTTCAAGAGAATTGAAGATACTAGCAAAGGATTTAAAAGTACCAGTCATTGCTCTATCACAATTAAGCCGTGCAGTCGAGCAGAGACAGGATAAACGACCAATGCTGGCAGATTTGAGAGAGTCTGGCTCGATTGAACAAGATGCCGATATTGTAGCTTTCTTATATCGTGAAGCTTATTACCAAAAAGAACAAGCAGACAGTCAGGAAGCAAATAACGTAACAGAACTGATCTTAGAAAAAAATCGTCACGGTAGTCTTGGTACAGTTAAATTGTATTTTCACAAAGAATACACAAAATTTTCAAGTGTGGAGGGGTAGATGGCAAATTGGTTTGTGAGAATTAATCACAGAAAAGAAAACAAAGATAGTTACTACTCTCAGCAAGTAGAACGAAGACTCTATTTCAATTTAGAAACTAAGAAGGATGTTTTGACAAAAATAAAAGAAGATTATCCAGAATATTTTTCAGAAAAGATACCTCAAAGAACTGCTAAAGGAGAATTCTTTTTTGTCAACGTTTATGAATTGAGTGAAAACTGGGAAAATTTTTGGACCGAAAAAATTCCGTGTAAATATTGTGGAGAAAATTCTGTTAATAGAATTGATATGAAAAACAATAATTACATCGGATATTACTTTTGTTGCTTAGAGCATGAAGAACAATTTTATGAGAACAGGCTTGCTGAAGATATCAGAACTTATAAGAATGGGGATATTGTTGGTTTTATCTATAAGATTACCCACAAACAGACTGGTAAGGTCTATATCGGAAAAACTGTCAATCACCCTATTTTTCGTTGGTTTCAACACTTTAAAGCGCAATCAGGAAGTTATTTCCATGAAGTGATTAAAAAAAGCGACATCACAGACTGGACATACGAGGTTATCGACAAGTTGAAAGATGGTACAGAAAAAGAATTACTGGCGCTAGAAAGTAAATACATATCTGATTATCAAGCAACAGACCCCACATATGGCTACAATACTAAGAGCTAGAAAAAAGGAGCAGAACAATGATTAAAAAAAGCGAAGTCACTGGTTTCTTATCGTTTTTTAAATTTCCAAAGCCGTTCATCTATGATGAAAAATATAAGACATTGAGCAATAACGCTAAAATGCTCTATATGCTTCTGTTTGATAGGTTAGAACTATCTTTAAAAAATGGATGGCAAGATAAAGACGGGAACGTTTTCCAGTATTACACAAACGAACAGTTGATGATTGACTTAAATTGCAATAGCAACAAGACGATTGTCAAAATCAAAAAGGAATTGAAAGATGCTGGTCTAATGACGGAAGTCAGACAAGGTATGAACTTACCAAACCGTATTTATCTTGATGCTCTCAATGGAAGTGTAGAAAGTACATTTCAGG